AGGGGCTCTCCCCTATTATGTTATTATCTACGGGGTGGATAATCCTGCTCTTGAGGAAAATGATGCCCCTCAAACGGATGTGTTTTATTCATGCAATATTGAAGACGAGCACATGCTTGAGGAGGTTATTGATGATTTCTACGACTGTCACATGAAGGAGGTTCGGGTAAGGGAGATTAGGGCTAGGAAGATTGAGAAGGGGGATAGCTTTATAGAGAACTGGATTTCACCAAATGATTAGTTGTGATACGCAAGATAATTTTCGGGAATAACCCGAAGGATGCTATGGCTTATTTCCTTGGGATGTCTGTTGGGGGCGGCAAGATTGTGTCTATACAAAGGGCAGACGATGTCAGTAATTACGCCTTTGACATTTACATAGAGGACGAACAGGGCACTATGCTCTGGAAACAGATAATAAACCTACCAACTATAATTGAATATGACTGTAAATTCTGAAAAACTATCACCTTTAGACCATTTTTTGGTTAAAATCCCCAAGAAATTCAAGGATACCATTGAAATTGCCGGGCAGTCTATGTATTTAGAGTCCAAGTTCAATGAATTCGAGAACAGATATTGCTATGGGGAGGTTGTTGCCATCCCTTCCAAGCACGAAACTCCTGTTCAGGTTGGGGATACGCTGTACTTCCATCATCATGTTGTTATGGACAAGAATGCGTCTATCGGGGATGATGTTTATATCGTTAAATATTCTTCTCAAGGGGGGCATTCCACGCAGGCTTATGCTTATTCGAGGGGGGAGGAGACCAAGTTATTCTCTGATTGGGTGTTTGTTGATATAGAGAAGGATGGCGAGTCCAAGACTGATTCTGGGATAATCTTATTATCAGCCCCAGTAAAGTCTAGGATGGCTACTGTTTTGTATGATTCTGATGTACTCGCTGAAAATGGCATATACAAGGGGGATAGGATCTGTTATTCTATCAATGCTGATTATGAGATGGAGTTTGAGGGGAAGACTGTGTATAGGATGAGGATTGATGATATTTTGTATGTCGAAGAAAAAGAGCTTTAACTTCTCTACTCTTGATGCGGCTAAGCGGTTATTGTCTTCTATGGAGGATGCTATTAACAATATGATTGAGGAGGTTAAGAAGCCTGTATCTCCTGATCTTGTTGGGGCTGCTAGGAAGGCTGAGTTATCTTCTATAAAGCAGACTGTTGCTGATGCTAGGGAGTTATTGCAGGAGAGGCAGCGTATTGAGGAGATGATAGCTTCATTAGAGGATAGGGGGGAGATGGATCCTTCTAAATCTGATTATGAGGGTGGATTTGCAGAGCAATTTGCTAAGTAATGTCTGGGCTTGTATCTATAAGTAAGTTTAGCGAACCGGTAATCAATATATGCCCTGACAATACTGCTGGGGTTGTTATTGATATTGATGGGATTTACATACAGCTCCCGAAGATGCCTGAAAAGAACAAGATTTTGTTTTACGACAGGTCTATATCAAATCAGAAGTGGGAGAGAATCCCTCCTCCGCAGGAGTTATCTAAGATAAAGTCGATGGATGATTGGAGTGCTCAGCCCAAGGAGTTTAGGGATAAGTACACCCCGTACATCAAGAAGGAGTTTGAGAGGCGCAGGAATGGCTTGTGGTTTTTCAACAATGGTGTCCCGACGTACATTACTGGGCATCACTATATGTTTCTTCAATGGAGTCAGATGGACATTGGCTATGGGGGTTATTTAGATTTTCAGAGAAAGCTCTTCATACACGCCCAAGCGTGTTTTGAAGACCCCAGATGTCTTGGTCAGGTGTATGTGAAGTGCAGGCGTAGCGGTTACACCAATATTAGCTCATCGATTATTGTGAATAATGGGACGAGTGTTTCTGATAAGGTTTTGGGGATTATGTCAAAGACCGGTAAGGATGCTCAAGAGAATATCTTTATGAAGAAAGTCCTCCCTATGTTCCGCAGCTACCCGTTCTTTTTCAAGCCCATCCAGGATGGTACTACGAATCCAAGGGTTGAGCTTGCGTTCAGGGAGCCTGCCAAGAGGATCACCAAGACCAACAAGACTTTGATGGATACTCAGGCTCTTGATACGATAATCAATTGGAAGAACACGACTACTAATGCTTATGACGGGGAGAAGCTTCATACGCTTTATCTTGATGAGGCTGGCAAGTGGGAAAACCCTATGGACATTACTGAGGTGTGGAGGATTCACAGAACCTGTCTTATTGTGGGGAAGAAGATTGTTGGGAAGGCGTTGGTGGGCTCTACTGTAAATCCTTTGGATAGGGGTGGCAGTAAGTTCAGGAAGATTGTTGCTGATTCCGATCCACTTGAGAGGAATGAGAATGGTAGGACTAAGAGTGGGTTGTACAGGATATTCATCCCTGCGTATGAGGCTCTTGAGGGTTTTTTCGACCCGTATGGGAATCCGATAGTAGACAACCCTTCAAAGCCTGCGGTTACTATTGACGGGGATTCTGTTTCTATTGGGGCTAAGGCTTATTTGAACAATGAGAGGAAGTCTTTGATTAACGATTCTTATGAGCTCAATGAAGTGATTAGGCAGTTCCCTTGGACTATTGATGAGGCTTTTAGGGAGTCTACTAAGTCCACGCACTTTAACATTGGAAAGATCTACCAACAGATAGAGTACAACAGAAGTCTTTATCCAGATCCGATTATACGGGGTGATTTCGTTTGGAAGGATGGTCAGAAGGATACTGAGGTTTTGTTCACTCACAATCCATCTGGGAAGTGGAGGATTTCGTGGCTTCCACCGGAGAACATCCGCAACAGCAAGACTTTAAAAGACAACAAGCCATACCCTGCTAATGAGCTCATTGGTGTTGGGGGTGTTGACTCGTATGACATTGATGCCACTATGGATGGCAGGGGGTCTAAGGGGGCTTGTCATTTGTTTAATAAGTTTACGATGAATCACCCGTCGAATATGTTTGTTGCTGAGTATGCCGAGCGTCCTCCTCTTGCGAGGATATTCTATGAGGATATACTTATGGCTGCTGTTTTCTATGGTTATCCATTGCTTATTGAGAACAATAAATACGGGATTGTAAGGTATTTTGAGGATAGGGGTTATGACGGGTATATATTAGACAGACCTGATCATTTGAAGGTTCCTATGAGTAATTCTAATGTCAAGACGAAGGGGATTCCATCGAACAGCCAGGATGTGATACAGGCTCATGCTCAGGCGATAGAGGCTTATATTCACGAGAGTGTTGGTATTAACGATGATACTGGTATGAACGGGAGGATGTACTTTGAGAGGACTCTTGAGGATTGGATTAATTACAGGATAGACGATAGGACTAAGTACGACTTAACCATATCATCAGGCTTGGCTTTATTGGCTGCTCAAAAGAACAGGCCGATTAAGAAGAGTGTTGATTTATCTAATAAAGTTTTCTTCAGGAGATACAAGAATTCTCCGTTCAACAACCCTCAATTTAGGTAATTAAGTGCCTGTTATAAATGTGCTTATATTTGCGCCAGTGCAAGTAATGCAAATTTATAGCGTATGAGCAATAAAGTAAATTTTCCTAGTGGTAGCTTCCCAAATCCGCTTGCCAGTACGGAAACCAAATCTACTAAGGATTATGGGTTGAAGTATGCCAAGGCTATAGAGTCGCAGTGGGGGAGTACTGATGATGCGCAGAGTGTTTTCAGGAAGCGTTTCGGTGAGTATGAGCGCAACAGAGATTATGCCAATGGGACTCAAGATGTCTCTGTATATAAGCAGATATTAACATCTCTTGACCCCAACAATGGGGATGGTTCATTGATAAACATTGACTGGTCTCCAGTCCCCATCCTCCCGAAGTTTGTTCGTATTGTTGTTAACAAGATTTTATCCAAAAAGCCATATCCGAATGTTGAGGCTGTGGATCCGTTGTCGTTATCTGAGAAGGAGCGCAAGCGGGCTACTGTCAAGTTTGAGGTTGAGAACAAGGAGACGATTGCTCTTGCGGCTTCTCTTGGCATTGACACGAAGGTGAATCCAAACAACATCCCGGATACTCCTGAGGAGGCTGAGATATTCTTGAATGACAATATTAAGACCTCTGCTGAGATAGCCTCTCAGATTGCTACGAGTATGACTTTGGAGTGGAATGATTTTAATGACTCTATATTTCGCAGGTGTGTCAATGATTTAGTTTCTGTGGGGATGGCTGTTGTTAAGAGGGATAATGACCCTAATTACGGGAT